GCGTGCCGAATGACGTAGGCGGCGGCTTCCTCCACGGTCATGGGGCGCGGCCGGTTGTTGGTGTCGCGCACCGGCACGGCCTGCGCCACGGCGCGCAGCCAGTCCACGTGCCGCTGCTCCAGCCGCACCACGATTTCCGCGCGCGTGTCGACGGCGGGCGGCAGGTTCTTGGCTTCCTCGGCCAGGCGGCGCTCCGTCTCGGCCGCGCTCTCGTGGTAGTGCGCGCCTTGCGGTTTCGCGCCGTGCTGGCTGCCGGGCTGGGCGGCCAGCACGCCGGCCACGGTCTGCGCCACCAGCTGCGCGATCGCCGCCATCATGTCCGGCGACGCGCCGGCGATCGGCGCGGCGATCGGCGCGGCCAGGTCGGCCGGCACGTTCTGGTCGGGCGGGTTGACCGCCACGCTCGGCACCGCGTGCGCCATTTCGGCCGCCAGCTCGGCGTCCCAATCCTTGGCGTTTGCGTCGTCGGCGGGCGCGGTGGTGGTGGTCTTGGGCGGCATGGTCGAATTCCTCTAGATCGGGTTGAAGCTGGTGGAAGCGATCACCGGCCGGCGCGCTTCGGCACGCACCTGCTTGCGGCCCATCACGGCCGCGTATTCGCCGCCGCCCAACAGCGCGTATTGCTCCGCGTCGGTCAGGTGGCTGGCGTGGTTTTTCATCGGCGCGTTGCCGCGCTCGCCCTTGGTCACGCTGTAGCGGTAGCGGCTGGCCAGGTTGCCGCGGGTCTGGCGCATGCTGGGGTCCAGGATCATGCCCGGCAGGCGGCCATCGATCAGCCGCGCCAGCGGCAGGCGCAGCGCCTCGATGCGCGGCGCCGCGGCGTTGGTGGGCGCTGGAAGGATCTGTTGCCCGATCGCGTTGCCCACGCTTTCCAGCCACGAAGCTTCGCCGGCCTGCGTGTCGGCGCCCCACGCGGCGGAAGGGTCGCCATAGGCTTCGATACGCAGGCCGCGGAACCGCTTTTCCGCCAGCTGCACGGCCAGCAGCTCGCCAAACCTGGTTGGCCCCACCACCTCGGTGCCGTCGGTGGCCAGCTCGAACAGGCCGCGCCATTGGCCATTCGCCGCACGCTGGAAGCCGGCGGCCGCCGGCGTGCCGCCCGCGTCCAGGCCCAGCACCAGCGTGCGGCCTGGCAGCACCTCCAGCGGCGTCTCGCTCATGTGCAGCCGGTCGTTGAATTCGGGATAGACCGGCTGGCCGTCGCGGCTCGGGCCGAACTCGCACCGCACGAAGCGCCGCACCTCCCATTCGCTCATGGTGCGCACCAGGTCGGGGTAGTAGCTGAGGCCCAGAATGCGGATGTTCTCGGCGTCGGGGCTCAGGCCGGAAGGCTGGCGGAACAGCCGGTAGGCGTCGCGCGGGCGCTCGATGAAGTCGGCGAAAATCCAATGGTCCACGTCGGGCGCGTTGCAGGTGCCCCACACCGCGCCTGGCGGCTTCACCGGCACCTGGCCCAGCCGGTGGCGGCCGGTGCGGCTCAACAGCCAGCCCGGCGCGCGGCGGTCCATCAGGTCGATCTCGTCCACGTAGCACCAGCTGCCTTCCCAGCCGCGCATCGCGCTTTCCAGTTCGCGGTCGCCCAGGCCGATGAACTGCACGGTCAGCTCGATCAGCCCGCCGTCGCCGGGGTGGCGCAGGGTCAGCACGTGGCTTGCCGGGCCGCCCTGCCCGCCGGTCCAGGTGCCCAGGCTTTGCGGGAACCACGCCCACCAGCTCGGGATGGTGGTGCTCCACAAGTCCACGTAGGTGCGCCGGATCACCGCGCCCTTGATGCGACGCACCCCGTCCCTTTCGGCCGGGTAGCCATAGGACCAGAACACGCCGCGCATCAGGCCGGTCACGGTCTTGCCGCCGCCCACCGGGCCCAGCAGCACGGCCACCAGGTCGGTGGTCTCCAGGAAGGCCTGCGCCACGGGGCCAGGCGCCTGCCACACCGTGCGGTTGCTCATGCGGCCACCCCGCACCCCCACCCGGTGGCCGTGGCTCCCCCTTGGCCTCGAACACGCGAATTTCGCTTCAACTGTCCTGACAGACAGGGGCGAAGAACGCGGGCGCGCGCGTGGGGGGGCGGGGGGGCGCAAGGGGTGGCAGGGGGGGGTCGCACGCCTGGCCTGGCCCGATCGCCGGCGCCCGGCCGCTGATAGCGGATCAGTGGCGCGGCCGGCCGGAAACCCAGGCCGGCCCTGGCTTTGCGGCCTGCTGTCCAAGTCGGCGCTGTCCAAGTCATGGCTTCACCTCGGTGCTAACCGCTTGATCCGCCACGATTTCCAGCACGTTGCCCTCGGCGCCCACGCGCGCGGCCGCGGCCACGCTGATGCCCAGCACGATCGGCGCGATCGCCGCGCCGTCGGCCTGCAGCGCCAGCGGCTGGCGCTGGTGCAGGTAGGGCGCCAGGTTCTCCAACGCCCGCATCTGCACCTGCATGGCCTCGAGCTTGGTGCACGAGAGCTCGGCCGCCAGCAGCTCCACCGGCCGGTTGGCGATCTCGGCCCAGGCCACCAGCGGCGAGCTGTAGCGCGCCAGCAGCTGGTCGCGGGCCTCGCTGATGCGTGCCGGCAGGCGGCGATCGCGCGCGCCGTCGACAATGCCGGCCAACGGCAGCTGGGCCCCGCCGGCCATCATCGCCTCCATCTCGTCCACGGTGCGCGCGGCCGCCAGGCGGCGCCTGGCGCGCAGGTCGCGCATCCGCTCGGCCGAGGTCTTACCCACGGGCGTCACACCCCCGGGAAGCCCCCGTCACGCGCACCGCACACCTGATTTCAATGACTTGCGCGGGACAGGATTTCGTTGCCGTCCCGCACCTGTCCCGCCTCTTGTCCCACCCTATCGCATTGATGGAACTGATAAATAAGAAGAATGGGACAGTGGGACACGCCATCCCCTCGCATAGCGCGCGCGCCTGCCCCCGCACCCGCGCACGCACACACATGCGAGGCCGGAAAACCTGTCCCGCTGTCCCGTTCGGCTTTTCGCGTGTTGGATCAATGGCTTGCGCGGGACAACAAACTGTCCCGTTAAGTCCCGGCGCGTCCCGCTTGATATCATTGGGTTTTGCAGTATCGCCCCAGTATTCGCGGGGCCGCTGCAAGTGCCCTCGCCGCCTGTTTGTCTTCCACCTGAGGGTGCGGGGCGCGGGCAGACGGAGGCTAGCACGGGTGCGGGCGCGGGTGGTAGCGGTCATGTGGCGTCGCTGGTGTCGGCTGAGGTGGGGGCCGCCGCAGCCGCGTCGTATTCGCCCAGCATGCGGGCCAGCGGCACCAGCACGGCGCGCTGCTGCGTGCCACGGAAGCGCACCGCGGCCGCGCTGGCCACGGCGCCAGGGCAGCGCCCCAGGGCCTGTTTCCACGTGCCGCTGGCGCCGCTGCGCGCCTGCCAATGGCTGCCCTGGAACACCCCGTTCAGCCCCTTGTGGCTGTTCGCCACGGCCACCATGGCCGGCTGGTTGGGCGCGTGCTCCATCACGCGCACCCCGATCATGGAAAGCATGTCTGCTGCATCCGCCTGCTGCTTTGGGTCGGGGCGGCGGCTGTCGCCCGTGTCGGCATCGCGGATGACCGGGCGCGCCGCCGCCATGGCCATCAGCGTGCCCACCGTGGCCGGCATCTTGCCCGGCAGGATGGGCCCGGCGCTGGTGGTAAGGTGCTCGATGCACCGCGCCCAATCGGCCAGCTCGTCAGCGCGTTCGTCGGCCGTGCTGTCGACCAGGCGCCCCACGATCTCGGCCAAGCTGTCGCTGTCGATCGGCTCGTCCTCCAGCGCCAGGTCAGCGCAGGCCAGCAGCGTGCCGAACTGGTCGCAGCCGCGGCTGTCGTAGCCCTGGGCCATCAGCGCCTCACGCCAGGTTTCCATGGCCGCCGGCAAATGCTGCCAGCGATCGGCCATGCGGCGCATCAGGCGTTGGCCCAGCTCGCGCAACTCGTCGGGGCGCAGCACGGGCGGCCGCGCGTTGCCCAGCGGGCGCAGGCCCAGCAGGGCGATGCGGCTGCGGTCCTGTGCGCGCAACGGCGGTATGAGGATCGAGCTGTAGAGCGTCGCAAAGCGCGCGATGAAGTTGGCGCCGCTGTGGTCGCTGCTGCCGCGCAGGATGACGCCGCCGCTACTGGCCTGGCGGGCCAGGCCGATCACGGCGTTGACCCGCGTGTTGTCTTCCTCGGCCTCCAGCTCATCGAGGCCGACGGGCAGGCTGTCGAACCCCACGGCGCTGCGGATACCGGCGGCGGTCGTGTCCGAAACCGAATATATCCCTTCGCCGTCGACCAGCACGCAGCGGATAAGTTCCTGCAGGGTGGATTTGCCGGTGCCACGGTCGCCAGTAACCCAGCAGGCGGGCCGCCAGTGCAGAGCGCCGCCCAGGATGGCCGCGCAGACCCAGCCCAGCAGCAGCCGCGCGTCCAGCCCGCGCCGATGCCATGACCAGGTGTTGAGCATCGTCAGCAGTTGGTGACCGGCGCCGGTGCCGCCGCCGGGCTCGGGATCTGCCGCCGGGCGCGGGCGCGCGCTGTAGACCGGATAGACCATGCCGTTGCGCACGCAGGGCCGCGTGATCTGGCCGTTGATGTACAGCACGTCGCCACAGTGCAGGATTAGGTCGCCATCCTCGCCGCGCCAGGCGCCCCTGCCACGCACTTTGGCGTACGGGCTCCACACGCCCAGCGCACCGCAGGCCTGCACAATATCCGCCCGCACCTGCTCAGCCTTAATGCCGTTGATGACCCATTCAACCGTGCCGGCCTTCTTGTCGACGATCTTGGTTTTGCGCGGCCAGTGCTTTTCCAAGTAACTGACGTGCGGCGTGAAAAGATTAGGTAGCCAGGCCGCGCCGAGTTCCTGCGGCGTGGCGGAAATCAACTGGCCCAGCGCGTCCAGCAACCAGTTTTTCTTGCCTTCCACGCCCAGCGGCGTGATCGGGCAATCTTCGGGCAGCACGCTGTGCCGGCGCGGCGCCGCCGGCGCGTTGCGCAGGCGCGCGCCGATCGGGGTCACGTTGCTGGGTGGCTTGGTCATGCGGCGTGGCCTGCAATCACCGCATTATCACGAAACCGTGAACGTGCGGAAACGATGTTGACGATCGCAAACCGAGGTGGTTTACTATCGTCATCAACAAGGGAGCTACCGACATGACCGCTTACGAAATTTGCGACACGGCAGCGAACGCCAAGCAGCTGCAAGCCGCGATCGACCGCTTTGACCTCGGGCTGATCGTGCTGCGCCATGGCAAGAAGGGGTGGGCGCTGACGGATCGCGGCAATGTGATCGCGACAGGCGATTGGTCGTATATCCGCCGCCGCGTCGCCAAAACCGCCGAATACGCCTGAAACATCAACAAGGGAGCTACCGACATGACCAAGACCAATCTTGCAGCGCGCATGATGCTGGAAGTGATCAGCTTTGGCGGCATCCCCTGCACGCGCGCCACGGCATACGAAGCCATGACCCGCGCCGGGTGCGACAACAAGGCGCGCGATTGGACCGTTTTCCGCTCGGTCAGCATCAGCAAGCAGCCCTGGCCGCTTGCCGATGTGCTGGCCCTTTACTGCGGCCACAAGTCACGGACCAACGCAGTTGCTGCCCAGCCCAGCTTGCTTTGAACCCCAAGCATCCATGGCGACGACAATGCAGCCTGACCTTCCCGCGCGGGCGGGCATGACCGCCCCCGCCATCCCGGCCATCCTGGTTGCCGCGCTGGGTTCCGACTGGCGGGCGCTCGTGGCGGCGCGGCTCGGCGTCTCGCGCCAGGCGGCGCAGCGCTGGGGCGCGCCACGCTGGCCCGCGCCGGTGGTCGCCGCGCTGCTGGCGCTGCTCGATGAACGCAGCGCCGCCATACGCCCCGCCCGCGCCGCGGTGGCGCGCCTGTCTCGCGCCTGACCGGCCACGGGCGCGCCGAGGCAGCGCGCGCCCATCAAGGTCACGTTGCTGGGTGGCTTGGTCAAGGTTGCCGGCTCCCGACATTTTCCCACCTCACTTGCGCCCAGGCAGGGGTTTCAGCATGCCGCGCGCATGGGTACAGCTTGGGGAACGCGCGGTTAGCCATGTCGGGGCGATACGCCACGCCGGCGGCGGCGGCGGATAGCCTGGGCCCCAAGGCGTTCATGGCCAGGGTCAGCGCGCGCAGGCGGCCTGCACGCGGGGCCCGTCGGCCGGGCTGGCGGTGTCGCACCAGGCCGGCCGGGCCGGCGCCGGCGCCACCAGCGCGGCCGCGGCGGGCGGCGTGGCGATCGGCGCGGTGGCCACTACCGCCGGCGGTTCGGCCAGCACCGCGCGCACGCTGGGCAGGCTGCGGATCAGGCGCAGCGCGCCCTCGGTGTCGCCCATGGCGGCCAGCAGCCGCGCGGCCTCGCGCACCTGGCATTCGGGCTCGATCTCGGTGCGGCCGCCCTGGGCGCCGATGCCTGGGAAGGTCAGGCCGGCCATGGTGCTGGCGCCCACGCAAGGCCCGCTGGCCGCGGCGTAGCTGCCCAGGCCTGACGCCTGCAGGCGGTCGCGCATGGTCACGCTGCCGCCGGCGCCGCCGGCGCTGCTGCTAACGCTCAGCGCGCGCGGGCTGTTCGGGCTGTTGATGCTGTCGGCGTACCATTGGGCGTGGCCCAGGGCGGGCAGCAGCAGCAGCACGGCAAACATGATGGCGCGCATGGCGGAACCTCGGGGCTGGATGGGGGAAAGGTCGGCGGGCGGCTTGTCGGTCAGGCGGTAGCCCACGCCGCGGATGCTCACGATCCGCCAGGGCGCGTACAGCTGGGCGCGCAGCCTGGTGACCTGCACGCGCAGGCACTCGACCGCGCCCAGCGGGATCGGCCGATCGCGGTACATGGCGGCCAGCAGCTGTGCACGCGAAACCACGCTGCCGCGGTAGATTTGCAGCTCGGCCAGAATGCGCTCGCCGTGGGTTTCCTGCGCCGCGCGGGTCATACGGCACCACTCGAAAAGTGCCGCGCGGCCAGGCGCGGCCGCGCGGCAAGGTGCCGGTGGGAAACGTCCACGATGGACCGCGTGCGCAGCCGCGCGCACGCCCGCATGCCGGCCAGGTGTTCAGGCACCCGGCCGGAATTCATCGCGCCACCTCGCGCAGCTCGGGCAGCATGGCGGCGGCCTGGTCGCCGCTCACCTCCAGCAGCACGCGCAGCTTCTCGCCGGGCGCGGCGCCATAAATGCGCACCCGGCCGTCGGTCAGCCGTGCCACCACCACGCGCCAGTCGGTCGGCACAAAGATCATGCGCCCACCGCCAGCAACGGGGCTTCGTTGGCCAATCGTGCGCGGGCGATCTCGGCATAGGCTGGCTCGATCTCGATGCCGATGGCCGCGCGATTTTGCCGCAGCGCTGCCACCAGCGTGGTGCCGCTGCCGCAGAATGGGTCAACGATCACGTCGTCCGCTTCGGTCCACCAGCGCACCAGCCAGTCGAAGTGCACCAGCGCGCGCGAGCATGGGTGCCCGTTGGCCAGGCGGTCGCGCGGCTGGGCCACCGGCGAAAACGTGGGCACAAGCCTTTGCGCCGGTGCGCTGCGGATCGGCTCGCCGAACGCATAGGCGATCTCGGACCCGCCCAGCTTGCGGCCGATGTAGCCTGGCATTGCGTAACGCAGCCACAGGGCGTTGAAGAAGGGGAACCGCGCCGGCACGCCCGCAAGGAACCGCGGGTCGCAGTCGCTGCGCAGCACCAGCACCACACGTTTCACGCTCGAAGGCAGGGCCTCCATTGCCTCGGCCAGCAGCGCCGCCGGGCGATCATGCCCTTGCAGCAAGCCGGGCGGGCAGTTGGGCCACACGGGATCAGTGATCACCACCGTGGCGCCCTGCAGCGTGGGCAGGACTGCGCGGCAGTCGCCAACGATAACGCGCTGGCTCATGCCGCCCCCTGGCGCAGCTGCGCCTGGTGCCAGTCGGTCGGGACAAAGATCATGTGCCGGGCCTCAAAACGGCAGGCCGGATTGGGGCAGCGTGCCGCGCTCCACCACGCGCCTTGCCTTTCGGCCAGCCGCGCGGGTCGGCGCGTCGTGGCGGTTGTGGCAACGCTGGCACCAGGCGCGCAGGTTGGCGCGGTCGCAATTCTCGGGCTGGTGGTCCAGGTGCGCCACGGTCAGCACCACGGTGCTGCCGGTGTCGGGATGCGCCACGCCATGGCACGCGCCGCATTGTTCGCAGCGCCAGCCGGCTTCGTTGCGCACCTTGAGGCTGATGGCCTTCCAGTCCTTCGGGTAGCGCGCGCGCTGGTCCGGGCGAATGGGCATCATGCCGCCCCCTGGCGCAGCTGCGCCTGGTGCCAGTCGTTGAAGTCCTTGTGGCCTTCTGGTGGCAGGGCCCGCTTCACGCTGCGGCCTTCCTCCATGAAGCGCCGTTCGGCCGCGTCGCGGGCGCGGCGCACCTGGTCGTTCTCGCCATCCCGCTGCAGCACCAGCACCACCTCGGCGATCGCCGGCGGCAAGGCCACGTTGGCCAGGTTTCCCACACTCACGGCCGCCAGCACGCGCCAGGTGGGGCAGGCCAGCGCCACGGTCAGCGCGTCCTCGATGCCCTCGGCCAGGGCCACCGTGTCGCCGTCGGGCGCGTCGCGCAGCGGCTTGCCGGACTGGCCACGCCAGAGGTTGATGGTGCCGCCGGCGAACGCGCCCAGCACCTTCTTGGGGTACTTCAGCTTGGCCTTCCGGTAGCCGCCGGCGCCGTCGCGTTCGATCCAGGTGCGGTGCGTGGCCAGGTGCTTGCCGTCGGCGCGCACGATTGCGGCCAGCATGCACGGCATGTGCATGCGCGCCTCGTCGTTCCATTCCATGGCGGCGAAGCGCAGCGCGCGCGGCGCGCGGCCCAGCTGCGCCAGGCCAACGCCACGCCCGGCCAAATAGAGGTCGGCCGGCGTGCCCTTGATCGGCGTGGCGGAAAGCCAGCGGGCCCAGGCCTGGCGCCGGCGGGCCTGGTCGTGCTCGGCGTGCTGCTGGGCTTCCTGGGCCTGGCGTTCGGCGCGCACCATGGCCTGCTGGCGCAGCGCCGCCGGGTCGGCGTCATCGATGCCGAGGTATCGGCGGGCCCAGCGTATCGCGTCGCTCTTGTTGCCGCCGAAGCGCACCGCAGCCACCAGGTCCAACGTGTCGCCGTGGCTGCCGTCGCTGAATTCGTGCCAGCGGCCGCGGTGCTGGCCGGCCAGCGTGTAGACGAACGAATTGCCGGGGTCGCCGAAGATGCTGCCGCAGCGCCATTGGCCACGATCGTGCCGGCCGCCGGGCAGCAACTCGGCCGCGAGCTCGCCCGCGCGTTCGTCCAGCCGCGCGGCGATCTCGGCGATCGGCACCATGGGGCGGGCAGCGGGGGGGCGGGCAGCGGGGGGGCGGGAACCGGGCGCGGCTTCGGCCATGGGTCAGGCCACGGCCGTGAAAATGGGGCGCACCGCGCGGCGCTTGCGCGCCAGCTCGCGCACCTGCTGGCCGACCACCCGCTCCTGTGATGCCAGCTCGGTCAGCAGGTCGCGCATGTGGCCCAGCGCCACCAGCTGGTCGTTGATGCTGCTGCCGGCGCGCAGCCGCTTGCCCACGGCGTCGACCAGGTCGGCGCAATGGGCGCTTTCCAGGGTCTCGGCCACGTCGGGGTTGCGCTCGGTGGTCACGTCGCGCAGCGTGCCGGCCTCGTCGAACTCCAGTTCGACCACGCGCATCAGGCCGGGCGCCTTGGGCTGCCACACGGTGGCGGAGACTGTGTGCCTCATGCCGCTACGCCCGGCGCGCGCGGCGCTGGCGCCGCTTGGCATAGGCCAGCAGCCTGTCGGTGATGGTTTCCAGGGCCAGGGCCAGGCGCATGGTGATCCACGCCAGCAGCGATGCAAGGCGCCAGAGCATGGGGGGTGTTCTCCTGGTGGCCGGTGCGCCGGGCCTTTAGCGCGGCCAGCTCGGTTTCGATCGTGGCCAGGCGTTCGGCCACGGCGGCGTCGTCCAGCTTCAGCAGCGCCAGCAACGTGGCGCGGGCGGGCTGGCTGCGTGCCACCAGCCGCAACAGGGCGGCGGCGGGCATGCTGGTTTCACCACGGCGCCAGCGGGCGGCGGTGGCGGGGTGCACGCCGGCCAGGCGGGCCACCTGCTTGTCGGGTCCGACGGCGTTGCAGAGTTGCTGTGTTGTCGGCGCAGTCATGTGCGGGCTCCTGCTTCATGCTTCGGGAATGGAAGGCAGCAGGGGGAAGGCGGGCATGGTGGTGGCGGCGCTGGCGCTGGTGGGCGTGGTGGCCCTGGCGCTGGCGGTGGTGGTGGCTTGGATAGGTTGAGGGTGCCGGGCGGCGGCTCGTTGGGGTGCCGCCGCCCGGCTGCTACCATCGGCGCCGGGAAGACCACCGATGGAGTTGGCAATGGACGAGGATTTGCGCGCGCGGGTGACCGCGCTGGAATGCGTGCTGGTAGCGACCGCGACGGCGATGGCCGCCGGCGGCGCCGCGCCGCTGGTGGCAACGATCGAAAGGACTGCCATCGGGCTCACCGATCACCTGACGGATCAGGCGGACACGCTGCACCAGGTGGCCGGCGATCGCGTGGCGCGGGCGGTGGTGGAACTGCTGCGCCTGGTGCAACTGCCGGAGGCGCTGGAGGCGGAACGCCAAGCCTGGCTGCGAGCCAGGGGCCTGCTAGCGCCGGGTTGATGGCTGGCGGCTGCCACGCGCCGGCCTTGCGCACCGCGTCGATAAACTGCGCGGTTGTGCAGGGCCGCAGGTGCGCGGGCCGGTGCAGGCGTGCCCTCAGGCTGCGGCGCTGCACTTCCCACGCGGGCACGCTGCCGCGCCTCATGCGGCTTCTCCCAGCAAGGATTTCCCGATGGATGACGCGGACGCGAACGAGTGCGTGATGCTCATGGCCGACCTCGCCGTGCTGACAGGCAAGGCCGACGCGCTGCTGGACCTGCTGCGCTGGCGCGTGGCCACCGGTGGCAGCAGCGGCAGGCTGGCGCAGCTGCTGCAAGCCGGGCTCGAAAAGGCGAAACAGGGCGAGGTGCTGGTGACCGCGCCGCTGCCGGAGAAACCAAACTAGCCAGATGCGCGGGCCAGTTTTCCAGGCTGCCGTACATCTCGCGCCACACCACGAACGGCGAGACGTACCGCGCCACGACGGCCGCGCGCCAGTCGCTCATGCGGCCACCTGGTCGGCCGGGGCCGGGGCGGTGGGGGGCAGGAAGTCGTTGGGGGTCACGGCGCCGCCTGGGCGCCAGACCAGCTGACCCCGCTCGTCCAGCCACCACCCCTGCGTCAGGTCGATCATGCGGCCACCTGGTCGGCCTGGGCCGGGGTGGTGGCGGTGGGGGGCAGGAAGTCGTTGGGGGTCACGGCGCCGCTGGTGGCGGCAACGATGCGCTCCATGGTCGGCCAGCTGGGCCGCGTGCCGGCCACCAGCTTGGTCACGGCCGAGGTCGTCACGCCGATCTGGCGGGCGAAGGCCTCGTGCGTCAGTCGGTGCTCGGCAAGATAGCTGCGAAGGTCCATGGCGCAGATTAATCCTGTCAGGAAAGTTCTTGTCAAGCAACTTGTTCCTGCTCGCACCTCTCGCGGTTGCGGCCCGTTGGCTATCCTTGCGGGTATGTCGGCAGACCAGCCCCACATTCACCTGGCCGAGTGGCGCGACCGCGCCGGGCTGAAGCAGCATCACGTTGCCGCGCTTTTCGGGTTTGAAAGCACGGCGGCGGTCTCGAAATGGGAAACCGGCCGGGTCTCGCCGCAGCTCAGCGACCTGGCGGCGCTGGCGCAGCTTTATGGCGTGGCGCACCCGGCCGATTTGCTGCGGGCGCCCAGCACGGTGGAAAGCAGCGCCGAACTGGCGGAAGCCCGGCGCATTCTGGCCATCATGGAACCGGCCATGCGGCGCAACTGGCTGGAAGGCGGCGCCATGATGGCCCGCGCCGCGCGTGAACTGGCCCATCAGTCGCCGCATTTGCTGCGGGCGCCTGCCGCCGCACCGCGGCGCGGGCGGCCACTTGGCAGCACCGGCAAGCGTGGTCCGCACGGGTTCCACGAACCGCCCAGGTCGGTTTGATGTGGGGCCGGGCGCTGCTGTATGCCTATCTGGCGGCTGATGCCGCGACCTTTGTTTTCCTCACGTTTTTCGACGGCTACCGCTACAACGCCTGGAACTGGCTGATCGCATTGCCGATCAATGCCTTGCTGGCCACCATCTGGCCGATCTACTGGATGATCCTGCGGCCGTTGTTCGGCTGACCTGCGCACGGTTGGGTTGACCTTGGGCCAGGCGCCAAGCCTGCCGCCCTGCCCGTGGCCTGGTTTTGATATTGCCTGTCAGGATATTTCTTCTTGACAGGAATGTGCCTGTCAGGAAACATTGGCCCGTCATCAACGACGGAGGCCACACGTGTCCAAACCCAAATCCCCTATTGCGCCGGTCTATGAGGCTGGCGGTTTCACGGATCGCGCCCGCGCGGTCACGGTGCGCGTGGAAGCCGACGACGACCCGCTGGTGCCGGTGGTGCTGCGGGTGCTGGTCGGCGCGCGCTCCATTGAAGCCCGGCTGTCGCGCAGCCAGGCGGACCTGATCCAGCGGGCGCTGGGACGCGCCCAGGACTACAGGCCGCACCAGGACAGCAGCCTGCCGCCGCCGCCCGCGCCGGTGCTGCCCGACGCCGTGCTGAACCAGGAGACGGTGCGCATCAACGGCCGCGCCTACCGCGTGCCGGTGGCGGTGGCCAACGCCGCGGCCGATGGGCTGAAGGCCCGCGCGGTAGCTGCCGCTGCCGCCGCTGCTGCCGCTGCGCCTGCTGCCAAGAAGGGGGCCGCGTGATGGGTGCCTGTCAACCTGACGACAGCGCGATTGCCATGATGCCGGCCCCGGTGGTCGACCTGCCGGCCGGTGTCACGGCGCTGCCGTGGCGCGCCGGCGCCGGCATGATCTGCGGCGGCGCGCACGGCCAAATCATCGCCGCCACCATCCGCAACCCGGCCGACATGGCGCTGTTCATGGCCGCGCCGGCGCTGCTGCAGGTTGCGCGCTGCGTCGCCATGGGTGTGCAGCCGGATTTTCCTGAACAGTGGCAGGACGTGCAGGCGTTGGCACGGCGCATCCTTGCCGACATGGAAGCCGGGGTGCCGGCATGAGCGCGCAGCACACGCCGGGGCCGTGGGTGGTGGTGGCCGGCAATCAGCGCCGCGCTGTGCGCGTCTGTGCGAAATCGGAAACCATCAGCGTTGCCACCGTTCATTCTTTGACCGATCAGGATGCCAACGCGCGCCTGATCGCCGCCGCGCCGGACATGCTGGCGGCGCTGCGGGAATACGATGCCTACATGTCGCGTTTCTACAGAGACACAGATGGCGGGCCGATGAGCGAGCCGAACCGCGCGTCGTGGAAAGCCGCCCGCGCCGCCATCGCCCGCGCGGAGGGGCGCGAGCCATGAACGACAGCACCCAGGCGGCAAAGGCCAAAATGCGCACGGACCGCGACAACCAGATCATCGCGCTGCTGCAAATGCGCCAGCAGCTGAAGCAGCAACGGCACGCTGGTTTGGTCGGCATTGTCACGCTGAAGCGCGAGTTCTATGGCGCCGTCGAGATCGACGCCGACCTGTGGCAAGGCTTGCTTCTCGATCAGCTGCGCCGTGTGGAGGCAAGCCTTGCCGAGCTTGGGGTGCAGCCATGACCCAGCCGTTCATGATGATCACCGCAACTGGCCCGCAGGGTTGCGGCAAGTCGCAGGTGATGGCAGCGATCCACGCGCACCTGGTGTCGCTGGGCTGCGTCGTGGTGGTGCGTGATGAGGACCTGGACGCCGGCACGCATGCGCTGCGGGTCACGCCGCCGGGCAACTCTCGGGGCGGGGTTGCGCTGGGGGCGTCGGCACCATCGGTGGCTCAGGCCACGGAGCAAGGCGTGAACGGTCCGGTTCAGGCCGCGCAGCCGGCCACCCAGGCGCGCGACGCTGCCGCCCGCGCCTGGGCGCACCTGCTGAACTGGGCGGCGGAAGCGCCGGCCCCGTACCGCATGCCGCTGGCGCAGCTGCTGGAGATGTCGGCGCACGACATGGAATGCGATCGCACCCGCGCCATGCTGCGCGCCGGCGCCGCCCGGCTGGACGCGGTCACGATGAAGGAAGGAACCCGCTGATGATCTCGTCCAAGCTTTCCGGCCTGGCCGCACACTTCGAGACTACCGCCCAGGCCGGCACGCAAACCCTGTCACCGCTGCGCCAGCGCTCGATTGCCGCCGTGCTGCGCGACCTGGCCGAGCAGGTGGATGCCCTCGAGCGCCAGGTGGTGCCCGCCAACGCCCGCCACGCCGGCGAAGGCGACAAAGTGGTGCAGCTGAAGCCCGCCCGCATGCCGGTGCAGCCGGTGATCGCCACGTCTGAGCATGGGGGCGCGGCATGACGCGCGAGGTACACATGACCACGACGGAGGAGGCCCCGACCATGGCGCCGCCGCTGGACGGCGCCAGCATGCCGCCGGGCGTGCTGGTGCTGGCCTTTGCCGTCCCGCCTGACGTGTCGCCGCAGGTGCGCGTGCTGCTGCTGGCCACGCTGATGGTGGCCCGTCGCCATATGGGGGACGCAGCGCACGACGTGCTGACGCAGGCGCTGCGGGACGGCTTGGCTCACGACCCGTTTGTGGCCAATGGTGAGGAAATCACCGCCGCCGTGATGATGCAGGCGGTGCTGAACCTCGCGCCGGACGATCGGCGCGCGGTGGAACAAGTCGTTGCCCGCATCGGCGGGCGCAAGCGCACGGCCAGCGCCGTCAACATGGGGGTGCCGCAATGAGCGAACCGGAAGCGATCGGCCCCAGCCTCGAGCAGTTGCGCGTCGAGTGCATCGGCATGGCCTTGGGTCAGGAGCAGCTGCCCATGCTGCAGCGGGTGGAACTGGCCGCCCACCTGGTGGCGCTGATGGAACACGGCGCGCAGCTGAAGCCCGCCGGCGCGGGCGCGACATGGTGGCCCGCCAACGCCCCGCCCGCGCCGCCGCCCGGCTGCGAAACCGTCGCCGAAGCGGTCAAGCGCGGCGCCGATGACGTGCCGGTGCCCGGCCCGCCGGCGGCCGGTGGCTTCAAAATGGTCCAACCCGTGCGCTGGACCGACGAACGCAAGGCCTTGCTGTTCCGGCACGTCGCCGATGCTGAACGCGACGGCTTACCGGTGCCCTGGGCGCAGCTGGCGGCGCAGCTTACCGGCCTGCCGGGCGCGCCGGTCAGCAAATCGCAGGCGTCAGTCTGGTGGCACAACTGCGGCAAGGCCCAGCGCGATCTCGCCCAGGCCGCACGCGGCGGCGTACCGGAAGCGGTGGAATCGGCATGAACCAGCCCACGGCATACCCGCTGGCCTGGCCGGCGAACTGGCCGCGCACGGGGCCAGGCCTGCGCGCCAAGGGCGCCTATCGCACCACGCTGCCGGCGGCGCTGAAGAACCTGCGCGACCAGCTGCGGCTGCTGGCCGGGCCGGCGGTGGAACGCACGCTGGTGCTGTCCAGCAACGCCACGCTGGGGGTGGACGCGCCCGCGGACCCTGGCGTGGTCGCATACTTCGTGTGGGACCAGAAGCCGCTGGCGATACCGTGCGATCGGTGGCAGCGCATCGAGCAGAACGTGCAGGCCATTGCGCTGTCGATCGAAGCCATGCGCGCGATCGAACGGCACGGCGCTAAGCACATGGTCACGGCCATGTTCAGCGGCTTCCTGGCGCTGCCGGCGCCGGCGCGCACATGGCGCGAGGTGCTGGGCCTGCCGGCTGGCCCGCATTCCGCCCGCGATGTGGAAACAATGTTCCGCCGCCTGGCAGAGAAGATGCACCCGGATCGCGGCGGGTCGCACGACGCCATGGCGGCCCTGCTGGCGGCGCGCGATCAGGGGCTGAAGGAGGTGGGCAATGCCTGACGCGCTGCTGAAGCACGGCCAGGTCGCGCAGCTGCTGGGGCACTCGGCCGATTGGTTCTCTCGCCACCGGGCGCGGCTGGAAGTCCAGGGCTTCCCGCCGCCGGTGCCAGGTTGCGGCCGGCGCTGGGACCCGGCGGCGATCGAAGCCTGGCTGGCCGCGCAGCGCCCCGGCGCGGTCGACGCATGGGAAGCCCGGCTGCGCGCCAGGCTGGCCACGGCGGCCTAGCTCGGGGCAGGCTGGGCACCCGCAACGAACACAGGAACACCAGGATGGGCACCGAGGCGATCAAGGCCGGCGATTATCAGCGGGGAACGCTCCGCGCGGCGGTCACGTTTCTGGCGGATGAGGCGGTATGGCTGGCCCGGATCAGCGGCACCACGCCAAAAGGGCGCGCCTGGTCCTGGGACGCCAAGCTGGAAGTCTGGCAGACGGTGCAGGACCTGCACGGCATGGCCAGCAACATGGCGGGCCATGCCGCCGATAGCCTGGACGACGCGCCGGCGCGCGAACGCGAACAGCGCCTCTAGGGCGGGGAGCGATCATGGCCACCATCAAGGTGCGGTATCTGGTACGGAAGCCCGGCAAATTCGGGGGCGATCGCTGGTTCTGGCAGCCCTCGGGCGAGCTGCGCGCCCAGGGCTGGCAGCCCACGCGCCTGCCGGACGATGAAGCCCAGGCGGTGGCGGCCGCGCAGGCCCGCAACCAGGCGGTGGATGCCTGGCGCCGCGGCGAAGCCCACCCGGCGGCGCCGGCCAGCACCAGGCGCAAGCGCGCGGCCGCGGCGCCCGGCTCGGTGGACGACCTGGTGGCCCGCTACAAGGCCAGCCGCTTCTATGCCGGCGACGCGCTGGCGCCCAAGACCCGCAAATTCTACGACTGGTGCCTGGCGATCGTGTCCGACTGGTGCGGCGACGCGCCGGCCAGGTCGATCACGCCGGCGCTGGTCCAGGAATTCTACGCCCGGCACGCCACCACGCCGGCGAAGGCCGCCGCGCTGGTGCGCGTGCTGCGCCTGGTGTTTGAGGCCGGGCGCCTGCTGGGCCTGGTGGCCAGCAACCCGGCGATTAACCCCGCGATCAGCCACAAGCGCCGCACCGATCCGCGCCTATGGGAACCGGCGGACGTGGCCGCCCTGGTGGCCGCGGCCGATCGGCTGGGCTGGCGCAGCGTGGGCACGGCGGTGCTGCTGAACGAATGGATGGGCCAGCGCCAGGGCGACGTGCTGCGCCTGCCGCGGTGGGAGCTCGCCGACGGCGCGCTGGTGTTCCGCCAGGGCAAGACCAAGCGCCAGGTGGCGCTGCCGATCGACCTGGTGCCCCACCTGGTGGCGCGCCTGCAGGCCGAAGCCGCGCGGCCTGGCGCCGTGCAGCACGTGGCGCACCTGCTGGTGCACGATCGCACCGGCGAAGCCTGGGCAGAGGACAGTTTCCGCCATGCCTTCGCCGAAGTGCGGGCCGCCGCGGCCGCCGGCCTGCCGGCCACGGCCGACCAGCCGGCGCTGGCCGCGCGGCCTGGCGTGGCGGGCCTTTGGTTCATGTGGCTGCGGCACACCGCCGTGACCAGGCTGAACGAGGCCGGGTGCGACGCGCTCACGATTGCCAGCATCACCGGCCACACGCCCAAGGGGGTCGATGCGATCCTGGGCAATCACTACCTGGTGCGCACCGCCGCCAGCGCGCGCCGGGCCTTCAAGGCCAGGCTGGCGGCGGAACAGGGAGGGAAGGCCTGATGCTAACTTGGGACGATGCGCTGGCCATCGTGCGGGCAACGATCGCCGATCACGAGAAACAGCTGGTTGCGTTTGAGGCCATGCGCAGGGAGCACCTGGCCCGCTCACCGTACGGCTCTAGGCCGATCTACCTAAGCGATCCGACCGGCGATCTGGTCGGCGCTCGCATCGTGCTGGCGCGGCTGGAGAAGGCGGCGGCGGAACAGGGAGGCGGGCGGTGAGCGATGATGCGGATTCGCGCGGCGGCTTAGACGCCGCTGGCTGGCTGGTTTCACCTTCGGGGTTTGTGCGTCGAGCGGTGCAGCGCCGCGCGAACAGGCAGCAGTTGATGGCGGGCCGAAGCGGTCGGGGGTCTATGTGATCGGCGCTGGCCCGCTGTCGGTGAAGATCGGCGTAGCCCGCGACCCACTGGCCCGCATGGCCATGCTCCAGGTCGGCAATCCAACGCCGCTAAAGCTGCTGCTATGGCTTGGCTGCGGCCGCACTTTGGCGGCCCGGATTGAGACGCTGGCGCATGAGGCACTGGCCTCCCAGCGCAGCAACGGCGAATGGTTCAACGTGAGCGGTGCGCGCGCCGCCGATACGGTCTATGGACTATGGCGAGAACATCGCAAATTAACTTAATGGACGCTAACTCGGACGTTTCAATTTGTTCTCATAGAGAACATCCGCCGAATACCAAGGGAAATCCTTGGTGGGCGCACCAGGGCTCGAACCTGGGACCCGCTGATTAAGAGAGAACCGGAAACGCTGGAATTTCAAAGGGCCGTCCAAGAAAACGCCCGTGCAGTCAGGGGGTGTTGGACAGTTTCTTGGATGCATTTTTTTCGGGCAGCACCACCGCCGCCAGGCCGGCCAGGCCGGTGCCCACGGTCACGATCGCGCCCCATTGTTCCGGGGCCACCGCCACCCCGCCGGCGGTCAGCAGGCCGGCAATGCCGGCCCAGCTGCTGGGCTCTTTCAGGCGGGCGGCCAGATAGGTCAGCACGTTGCGCATCGGGGGTTCCTTTCAGCTGCGCGGGTTACTTCAGGGCGGCCTGGGCCAGGGCGGCCAGGATCGGCGCCACCTCCACCTTCAGCAGCGCGGCGGTGCCCAGCATGCCGCCGATCAGCACATACAGCATGTGCTCGATGCGCTTTAGGCGTCGGTCCACGCGGTCGTATCGCTGGGCGCATAGCTCCGCGTGCACGGCCAGGTCCTTTTTCTCGGCATCGATTATGGCGTTGTCGTTGCTCACAGCCGCGCCTTTCGCACCCCGGCGCGCAAGGTGCTGCTGGCAATATCCAGCGCGCCGCCGGTTTCGTTTTGCCAGCGCACGGCCACGGTGTCGGTGCCCTGCACGTACGGGCCCACCAGAATGCCGCCCACGCTGGCGTCGAAGCTGGCGAAGGCCTCGTCTCCCGGGCGCGCCCGCGGCACAGTCACGGTCGTGGTCACGCCAGCTCCGTCGGCCAGGTTGGGCGGGTCATAGGTGACGCTGGCGAAGCTCTCGCGCGAGCCCGCGAAATTCAAGGTTGGCAGGCCGTGCAGCACGGGCACGCGGCGGCCGTCTGGCGTTTCCAAGCCGATGCTCATGATCTCCACATCGGCACTGCCACGGAAAACGCCGATCTGCGCGAACTTCACCGCGTCGGCCAGGCGCACCACCTGGCGGCGGCTCAGGCTGCTGTCGCTGGCGTCGCTGCCCTGCGCCCACCAGCGCGACGCGCCCGCATAGGTCAGCACGCCGCGGTCGCCAAACACGAGATCGCCGCCTGCATCGTCCAGCACGTTCAGGCTGGCGTCGAAGCAGCGCACGAACAGGCGGCCGCCGCTGTCGGCGCCGTCCAGCAGTTCCCACAACAGCAGGAACAGCTTGGCGTCGTTGGTATCGACAATGAAACCCAGGCCACGGTTGGCGCCGATGGTCACGCTGCGGGCGTTCAGGGTGAAGCCCGAAAGCCCGCCGGGGCTGTCGGCCAGCAGCGTGGAGGCGGCGCTGGTGGTGGCGATCGGCACCAGGCCGTCAAAGCCGATGTTGCCGGCGCCGTCCTCGCGGTAAGCCACGGCGCGCACGTTGGGCACGGTGGCCACCTCGCGCGTGGTGTCCAGCGCCACGGCGTAGGTCTTGCTGCGCAGAATGGGCACGCCGAATGTGTTGCCGGCGCCGCGCGTGGCCACCAGGTCGGGGCCGCCCGGGTTCCAGGAAACCAGCTCCAGGTCAATATCCTGGCAATTGCTGTCCATCAGGATGGGGCTCGGGCTGTTGCCCTCGCCGCGCATGTCGCGGGCCTGCACGCGCAGCACGGCGTTGCCGCCGGGCGGAAACCAGAATGCGTAGGCCTCGGCGCCGGCGGGCTTGCCCAGCTCGAAGTTGGGCGCATCGAACAGGTGCGAGTTGACGCCGGTTGCGACCGGGTCCGCGAAGAAGGCCACGCCGTAGCGCGGCAGGCTGGGGTTGAGAGTGGCGCTGTTGCTGAACTGGCCGCCGTACCAGTGGTTTGCAATGTTCCAGCCGCCCACGTTGAGCGACCGGATGCGCAGCCCGATCTGGTTGAACTGCAACAGGCCCAGCCGGGTGCGCTTGTTGTCCTCAAAGCCCAGGCCGTCGCCCACGCTGTCAAGCCCGATGGTGAAGCCCTCGGCCTGCGCCACTTCGATATCGCAATTGTCGGCGTTGCTCATCTCGATGCCGACGCAGTTGGCCAGGCCGGTCCAGGCGCTTTGCGTCTGGCGGCGTGCCCGCACGTCGCGCCAGATGGCGCGCTGGATGCGCACGCCGGCGGTGGGGCCGAAGCGCAGGAAGGCTGCGTTGAGGCCGCTGGTTTCGCGCAGCGTGGTGCCGTAGCCGTCGAAGCTGGAAAGGATGCGGCTGGGCTGCCCGGCAATGTCCACGGTCTGGCCGCAAGCGTGGCGGAACTCGATGCGGCGCTGCGAGGCATTGGCCTGCGCGATTGCGGCATTCAGCGCGGTCAGGTTGGCGGCGCCGGTGCCCGCAGGGTCAAGCCCGAACTGGTAGGGGTCGAGCCAGGCGCGCCGCACCAGCAGGTCAAAGGCGCGCGCGGTGGCGCCGGCGCCGTCCTGCAACAGGGTGGCGGGCAGCTCGCCGGTGGGCAGGTCGCCGACCGAGGGGTTGCCGGCCAGGTCGAAGAAAAACGCTTTGCCGGCGCGGGTGGTGGCGTCGGGCAGCACGACTTCGGCGGTGGGGTCGCCGTCGGCCAGGCGCACGGTGCGGTCCTGGCGGCGGGTCAGCTCCTGCAGGTTGATGGTCAGCCGGTTCAGCTCGGCGTTCAGCGCGTCGGCCCGGAAGTCGCCCGACGTGGTGAAGGCCGTGATGCGGCGGGGCAACAGGTCGCCGGCCAGGGTGATCACGTCGCCGGCGATCGCGGGCGCGGTCAGGGTTACGGTGCCGCCGGCCTGGTTGCCCACGTCGGCCACCGTGTAGTCGGTGCCCAAGGCCAGCCGCGTGATGAGCGTGCCGCGCCGGCGCCACACGGCCAGGTCGTCGCTGGCCAGCAGCGGGAAGTTGTAGGGGAACACGGTTTCGCCGCCGACGGCGGTGAAGTATTCGGCCCGGTCATTGGCCAGGATTTGCAGGCTCATGGGGCGCTCCCGCCAAAGGCTGGTGCACGGTCGGGTGCGGAAGCCCCCGGGCGCCACCAGAATTGCTGGTTGGTTTCTTTCTGCGCGCGCTGCTCCATCTGGCGCCAGGCGCGCGCGTAATTCGGATCGGCCATTTCCTGCAGCCGGTCCCATAGCAGCCGGTCCAGCGCCAGGCGGCCGTACCACAGCGAGGTGCCGGGCGCGTTCATGCGCACGAAGCGCGCCAGCTCGGCGCCGAAATTGGTGTCCTTGCCGGCGGTGGCTTGGCTGAGGTTGCCGGTGGTCAGGCGCGCCAGGTCATCGGCCAGGCCGCCCAGGGGACCAAAGCCCACGGTGGCAATGAAGCTGCGATCGGCGCGGTTCAGGCCGGCATACAAAAAATCGCCCAGAATGCCGGCGCCGCCGCCCTGCATGAACGCGGCGCCCCAAAATTTTGGGTCGCTCATGTCGCGCGGGTCGCGGCCGCGCGCCACGTCCTTCAGCTGCATGGCGAAGGCGCCCATCACGGTCAGGCTGACGGCCAGGCCGGCCAGATACTTGCCGCTGTCGCCGCCGCGGTAGCTTTCCAGCCCGCGCATCAAGTGCGTGGTCATCATGGTGATGGGAAAGCTTTTCAGCTGCGTCGCGCTGCGAATGAACTCGCCCGACCAGGTGCCCGCCTTGGTGCGGCCCAGCAGCAGCGAACGTTCATAGGCGCCCGGCTGCGGTATGGCGAAGTCGGTTTCGGTGGTCACCAGCTGCATCAAGCGGCCGGCCGCCTCGCTGCCTTCCCGGCCGCTGCGCGCGATCGCCTCGGGGTGGATCATGCGCATGCCGCGCTGGTCGAACAGCGGCACGGCGCGGATCAAATCCCATTCCGCCGCGCCCACGCCGTGGCGGGCCAGCGCGGCTTGCTGGCGCGGCTCCAGTTGCTCCAGCCGCTTGCCCACCTGGTCGCCCAGCGTGGCCAGGAATTCCACCTGGAAGGCCATGCGGGCGGCCTGGGTGTGCGCGGTCAGGCCGCTGGCGCGCAGCACGGTATCGGCGGTGCGGCTGGCCAGGCCGTTGCCCACCACCTCGGCCTGCTGGCGCTGCGCGGTGGCGGCGGCGCGGGCCCAGGCCTCGGCCGTGATGCCGGCGCGCACGGCGGTCAGCCGGTCGGCCTCGTTGGCGGGGTTCAGCAGGCTGAGGTAGCGGCGCATCACGTCGCCGGCGGGCACGCCGTTCCAGGCGGCGGTCTGGCGCAGCGTGGCAAAGTCGGTCGGCACGGACAGGAACGCGCTGCCCAGCTTGGTGCTTGTCAGGAAGGCGCGGGCCTCGCGCATGTAGTAGGCCACGGCTTCGTTCACCGGGGTGTTGGCCAGGCCGGAAACGACTTCCCATTGTGCTTCCAGCCGGTTGGCCTGGCTGTCGGTGATGCCGGCCTTGCGCGCCGTGTCGATCAGCACGCGGGCGGTGTGCGCCGGGTTGGGTCCCAGCACCTCCAGCAGCGCAATGTCGCGGGCCATGCCGTCCAGGTGTTCGGTCAGCAGGCCAAACAGCGCGTGGCCTTCGTTGCCGGCGCCGTACTTGCCGTTGGCCCAGAACCAGGCATCGCTGCTGGTCCACTCGAAAACGCGCGGGTCGGCGCGGCGGTTGGCCAGCGCACCGCCGCCGGCCTGGCCCGGCACCAGGTCGGAAAGCCCGTTGCTGGAAATTCGGGTGTAGGCCTCGCTGATGATCTGCTGGGCCTGTTCCGGCGCCATCGGGTTGCCGGTTTCCCAGTCGGTCAGGCGCAGCCATCCCTTGCCGATGGCGTCGTGCATGTCGGCCTCGAACTGCGCGCGGCCGGCGGCCTTGACGGTCGCGGCGTTCCACACCTGGGGGCGGCCCCAGTTGGCGATCTTGCCGATGTTGCCGCCGGCCTGGTTGAAGCGGGTGCGGCCGTATTCGGCGGCCTGGCCGAAGCCCTTGGCGGCCGTGGCGGCGGCGGCGTCGCCGGTGGTTTCGTTGAAGGTCTCGCGGATCAGGTTGCGCAAGCCCACGGCGTTGCGGGTCAGGCCCAGGTTCATGCTGCGGTAGCTGCCCAGCATGTCGGCGACCATGCCGTGCAGCAGCTGCTGCACCGCGCGGGTGCGGCCTTCCACGCTGGCGCCGCCGGCCACGCCGCCGCGGTCGGTGCCACGGTCGCGCACCAGCATGCCGGACACCACGCCGTACACGTCCTTGGGCCGCGCCTCGATGCGGTTCAGCAGCTCGCGCGTGCGCACCACGGCCAGCGCCGCCAGCTGCTTTTTGCGGGCGGCGGCGGCGGCCATTTCCTCGGCCGCGGCGGCGGCGGCCTGGCCTTCGGTCATGGCCGGCTTGTCGCGCAGCAGCCGGCGCACGGTGGCCATGGCTTCGTCGGCGCCGGCCTGGGTCAGCTTGCCCTGGGCAACGGCGTCGGTCAGGCACTTCTTCAGCCGCAGTTCAACGGTCATGTCGCGGCCCCTCCGACCAGGCATGCGCCGGCCTGGGCGGCCTGCGCGGCGGCGTCCTCGGCCTCGTCCAGCAACTGCCGCGCGCCCATGCTGGCGCCGCTTTCGGTGGGCACGGTGAAGTCGCCGGCGGCGGCGGCGCGCTGCGCGTCCAGGAACAGCGCGGCGTCGGCATCCTTGGGCGGCGGAACCGCAGCGTCAGCGAGGGCGGCGCGGGCGGCCTGCACGTTGGCCGGAATGGGGTCTGGCGCGCCCGGGCGCGGCGCTGGTGCGTCCGCGTCGGTTTCCGGGCGCATGGTGCCAGCGGGTGCGTTTGGCGCATCCTGCGGGCCTTCTGCGCGGCCTGGCGCCGGGGTGAACATATCAACTTGGCGTGTGGCAATGGCCGCGTCGGCATAGCTTCGTAGGCGGGCGGTCACGGTGTCGCGCCCGGCGGCGCGGCTGAAGGGCGCCGCGTCGTCGCGGAAGAAGCCGGCGAGGAACGCCATGGCGCGGTCACTCAGGCCGCGCGTGGGGTCGAAGAAGTCGCCGCTGGCCAGCCAGTCGTCCACGCGCGGGCCGGTGCCGCGGGCGTGCTCCACGGCGCGCACGGCGGAAAGCAGGTCGGCGGTGCGGTCCGGGTCGCCGGGCAGCAGGCCGCGTGCGGCCAGCACGCGCATGCGCGCCCATTCGGCCGAAACATCCTCCAGCGCGCCGGCGATGGCCTTGATGTCGGTGTCGGCGTTTTCCAGCATGCGTTCCAGCAGCGGGCCGGCCTGGTCGCCATAGGCGCGGGCCAGCAGCGCGGCGCGCAGTCGGCGCAGGCCGTCCACGCTCAGCTGCCCATCGGCCGTGCGCAGCGCGTTGGCTTCGCTGCGCGGCAGGCTGGCCAGGAAGGCGCGGGCGAAGTCCACGTTGCGGGCCTGCCCCACGTCGCCGCCTTGGTGCAGGTCCAAAATGTCGTCCAGCCGGCCTGCATCGGCGCGTGCGGTTTCGGCCGCGCTCATGCGCGCGGCGGTGGGGGCGTTGGCCTCGGTCACGAACAAGGCGCGTTCGGTGGCTGTCAGCGCGCTGATGCGATCCATGACCAGCACGGGCTGGCGGTATGCCGCCAGGTCGAAGCCCTGGTCGGCCAGCCATGCCTGATAGTTGGCCCAGACTTCTGGGTGTTCGCGCGCGGCCCGGCGCAGCGCCATGATGCGGCCGTTGCCGCTTTCCACCACGTTGTCGGGGCCAACGATCGGCGCGCCGGCATCGGCCGTGGCGCTGCGGCCCAGCAGCTCGGGGTTGATGCTGGAGGCGGTTTCGCGCACCCATTGCTGGTCGCTTTCGCGCGACCGGTCGCGCGGCTGTACGCCTTCGCGGTGTGGGTAGGCCGGGTTGGGCGTGAAGTCGTCGAGATTGCTGGGCACCAGCGTGTCAAGCTCAACCACGCGCGGTTCCACCAAGATGCCGCGGCCCGCCGCGGTGAAGGTCTGGAAACGCGCGGCCGGACCGCCTATGATGGGGCTCGGCGGCCTCGCTCCCGCCGGCGCCTGTATACCAGAGGGCGCCGGCGCGTAGGGCGGCGCAGGGTTTACCCCTCCCGTTCCACCGGGGCCGCCGTTTTGCGGAAAACCCGTGACCACCCAGGTTTCACGCTGGCCATTGCGATAAAGCGACAGCGACGCTTGGTGGTTCTGCCACACCAGATCGACACGCAGACCGTCAGGCGGCCCATAGACGGCGGCCACGCGGCCTTGCAGCAGCACGTCCGGCAGCACGGTGCGAACCCATTCCTCGCCGTCATTACCTTCGGCGTTGCGGCGCGCGATGATGTGGGAAATGCCGAAGCCGCCACGATGCTGGCGCAAGGGATTGCCGGCCTGCCCCCATTCGACAGTGATGGCGCCCAGATCACTGCGCCATGCGCCATCCTGCCGAACGCCTGCTTGTGCGGTGATGATGCCGTCAATGACAGTCCCGACATGCACGCGCAAATCGGTTGGGTTCAGCCCGGCTAGGCGCTGCGCCGCATCAGGCGCCGCTACCGGCGGCAGTCCGCTGGCCGCCGTGGGCCGTCCTGCAGCGGCATCGCCCAACGCCTGGTCCATGGCCGTGGCGTGGGCATTAGGCGCACCGCCACCGGGATCACCGGCCTGGGCCATTTCCCAGGCCTGGGCCACGCTGGCGGCCTGGTCGGCCTCGGGGTTCACGGCGCCACGCGCGCGCATGGCCCGCCAGCCCTCCACGGCCGCGCGCATGCCGCCGCCCAGCACGGCGCCGCCGGCGCCGGCCAGGGCGATATCGGCCAGCGGGTCGGGCGTGATGCCGGCGGCCAGCTGCGCCTGGCGGTTCAGGGTGGTGCTGGCGGCCTGCGCTGCGGCCGCCACGCCGCCTTCAATGGCGGCGGCCTTCAGCACGCGCAGCGCGGTCGATCCCGCCAGGTTGCTGGGCGCGCCGATCGGCAGGGTGACCAGCTGCAAGGGGTCGGTCAGAATGGCGGCCGCCATGCCGCCGGCGGCGCCAGCAAGCCAGGTGCCGACGCCGGTGCCGCCGGCCTCGGCTTCGTCCAGCCGTTGCTGGGCGGCGCGGGCGCGGCGCTGCGCCTGGGCCTCGAGCTCGAACGGATCAGGGAAGGTGTCGGCCAGGTCGGGAAACTGCTCGCGCGCCTTGGCGGCGGCGGCGCGGTAGGCCTCGGTCAGGCTGGCGCGGGTCGGGCTGCCGGTGGCGGCGCGGAAGGCGCGCTGGGAAAGGTCGGTCAGCGGGTCGGTGCGCTCGTCCGGGCTGGCGTCGTAAGGGTTCTGCGGCACGGGCAGGCCGGCCCGGCGGAATGCCTCACGCGCGTCCTCATAGGCGGTGTGGGGCGCCATCTGCGTCAAGCCCCACCAGCCGCGCAGCTTCTGCGCTTCCCATGCGGCGTTCAGGCGCTCGCTGGCATCGACCGGCGCGGCCTCCAGCGGCTTCACGGGCGTGCTGGCCACGCGGCTTCCGGCCAGGTCCAGCAGCATCATGGCGCGGCCCCTCCCGGTTCCGCTTCGTCGAAGCCTTCAATGCGCCGCCCCCCGGTGGGCATGGTGCGGCTTCCGGCCGGGGCGCGCGCCGGCGGCTGGACGGGCGCCGGGCGGTCGGCAATGGGCCGCAGGTCCAGCCGGAAGGCGGCGCCGCCTTCGCCCAGCACGGTGCCGCCGCGAAAGTCTATTTCCACCACGCCGTCGCCCACGCTGCGCAGCATGCCGTGCCGGCGCACCATGTCGGCGGTGATCGGCTGGCCGCGCCCGCTGGTGGCGGTGGCCAGGTCGGCGTCGGTCAGGGCGCCCATGATGCGGCCGAAATCGGCCTGCGGCATGTTGAAGCGGGGTGGCAGCAGCGTGCTGCCGTTCCAGGAAACCGCGTTGCCCGTGATGGCCTGCACCGCCGTGGCATAGCGGGTAGCGTCGAATGGCGCGTTCGGCCCCAGCTCGCGCACCTGGCGCGCCACATAGGCGGCTTCGGCCGCGGCGGTCACCTGCGCCACGGTGTCACCGGCCACGTCGCGCATGGCCGTGGCCACCCCGGCCGGAAAGGCCGCGCGGCGGGCAACGGGGCTGCCGAGGTCGGGCTTGGTTTCGGCGATCAGGCGGCGGCCGTCCAGGATTTGCTGCGCCAGCGCCGGGTCGCGTTGATAGACGGCGCCGGCCACCGCCAGGGCGTGGCCGTCCTGTTCGGTGGCGATCTTGGCGATCACGGCGTTGAACTGCGGCGTGGGCAGCGCGGTGGCCAGCGCGCCCAGCAGGGCGGCGCCGGTATCGGGGGGCGCGCGGTTCATGCTTGCCTTCAGCCCGGCGATCTCGCCGGCGGTCAGCGGCAACACGGTTTCCAGGCCTTCGATGCCGGCCACGCGGGTGGCCTGGCTGGCGCGCTGGCGCAGGCCGGCTTCGGCCGCGTCGGCGCTGGAGAAGTCCAGCGGCGCCAGCGTGCCCACGGCGGCGCGGTGCACCTGCGCACCATAGGCCAGGGCATCGGCGGCCAGGGCGTTCTGCTTGGCCACCACCAGGCGCGCGTAACCCTGGGCCAGCATGGCGCTGTTGCCGTCGGCGCCTTCCTGGCCGGCGCGTTCGGCGGCGCGGCCGGCTTCGCGCATCAGGTCGGCCATGGGCATGGCGCGGGCCGCCACCAGCGTGCTGTGCACCTCGGCCTCGCGCCGATATGACGCGGCCAGGCTTTGGTCGCCCAGCGTTTCGGCGCGGGCTGCCAGGTCGATGAAGGCCTGGGCCGGCACGTCCAGCCCCGCATTCAGGCGGGTGCGCAGGTCGGTGCCCTGCACGCGAATATCGGCCAGCTCGCCCCGGCTCACGGCGGCGCGGTTGGCAATCTCGGCGCGCATCTGGCCGGCCAGGCGTTCCACCTGGTCGGGGCGCAGCTGGCCCGAGGTGTCGGCGCCACCGCCGGCCACGCGCGCCCAGTCGTTGCCGATTTGCGCCACCAGCTGGTCGGTGGTGGGGGCGCGGCGCAAATAGGGGTTCTGTTCCAGCACCTTTTCGACCGGCGGGCGGCCGCGACCGGAACCGTCGAACACAGGGGCCAGCGCGTCGCGCACCGGGGTGCCGGGCGGCGCGGTCAGCACGGCCAGCGCGCCGGCGGCGCCCAGCCGGTGCGCCAGGAAGGTTTCCGCGTCGGTCGGTTCGCGGCCCAGCCGGGCGGCCATGGTGCGGCGGTTGCGCCCCGTTTCGGCCGCCAGAATGGCCTCGTCGCTGGTGCCGGGCGGGTAGGCTGCCCGCGTGTCCGGCATGATCTGGTAGAAGCCGGTCGCGCCCGATGGGTTGGCGCGGCCGTCCGGGCTTTCCAGCGCGCGCACGCCGGCGGCATAGCTGGCGGCATCGGCCGCCGGGGGGCGCACCATGCCGGGCTGGCGCAGCGTGTTTTCCCGCCAGGTTTCCACCCATCCCAGGTCGCGCGGCCCGGCGTTGAAAATGCCCATGACCGTGGCTTCGGTGGCCTGGTCCTCCAGGCGCCGCTGCGCGGTGTGCATCTGCTGCAAGGTCAGCGCGCCGGCGCGGGTGGGGTCGGCCGGGTATTGCCGGCCCAGCCACGTGAACGCAGTGCGCGGCCCCAGGTTCACCAGGTCGGCCGCGTTGGCGTTGAGCTCGGCGCGCAGCTGCTGCTGCGCGGCGGGGTCCACCGGGGCGGCGGCGCCCAGGCGCTGCACCGTGGTGGTGCGCCGATCGGCGGCGGCGTTGAACGTGGCCACCCGCTCGTCGGCGGCGGCGCTGTCGGCGTTGCGGCGCACCTGGTTGCGGTAGGGCTGCAGCAGGGCCTCGGCCGTCAGGGCGAAGCGGGCCTGCGTTTCGGGCGGCAGGGTTTCGCGCACCCCCTGCACGTGCGCGCCGGCCAGCTCGTTGAACTTCACCGGGTCGCTGCCGTGGTCGCGCGCGATCTCGTCCAGCCGGTCGCGCACGCCAATTTCCAGCGTGCGCAGGCCGGCCTCGGTGGCGGCGCGGTTGAAGCTGCGGGCGCGGATGCTCTCGCCGTCCTGGCGCGCGGTGGGGTTGGCGGTGCCGGCGGCCATGCCTTCGGTGGTGGCCTGCTCGCCGGCCACCTGGTCGGCGTAGTTTTCGCGCCGGTCGAGAATGCCGGAAAGCTGCGCGGCCAGGGCCTGGCCGGTGCGCGCCATGATGGCGTTGGCCCCGCCGCCGCCGGTGTCCAGGCCGGTTTCGGGCAGGGTGTTTTCGTCCAGGATGGGCAGGCCCTGGCGGCGCTGGCGGCGGGGTTGCTGGGCCATGGTCAGCCGCGCCTTGCCCGGCGGTCCACGAAGTCGAACAGCGAGCTGCCGGCGCGAATATAGCCGCCCTGTTGGGCGGCGGTGGCGGCCAGGCCGGCCTGGCCGGCGCGGCCGCGGGCGGAACCGGCGCGAATGTCGGCGTTGGTGCGGATCACGTCCAGCTCACGGTCGGCCTCGGCGCTGGTTTCGGCGGCAATGTCGGCCGGCGTGCCGCTGCCCATGTCCAGGCCCGATGCGCCGAAAATGGCATTCTGCGCGGCGGCCGCGGCCAGCAGGCGCTCGCGCAGCTGGTTGCCTTCCTGCTTGCCGCGGATGATTTCCTGCTGCGCCTCGAGCTCGGCCTGCTGGCGCTGGGCGTTCAGCCCGGCGGCCTGCTGGTTGCCGCTGGCCACCTGCAGGCCGGCGCTGGCCAGGGTCAGGCCCAACGACAACCACGGGCTGGAAAGTGCCGCGCCGGCGGTGCCCCAAAAGCCGGCGGTGGCGGCCGCCCCGGCCGCACCAGCTGCCGCGGTGCCAGCAGTTGCTGCGGTGCCAGCGGCGGCCGCCGTGCCGGCGGCCGTGGTGCCGGTGGCGGCGGTGGTGCCCAGCGCGGCAATTGCGAGCTCGGCCATGCCTAGACCTTTGCCTTGATCGCCAGGCCCAGCACGGTCAGCGGCTGCGGCGTGGCCTGGGTCATGATGATCTGCGCGCGCCGGCTCCAGCCCAGCACGCCCTGCACGCGGAAGTCGTCGCTGCGCACCGGCGGCGCTGCGTCCAGCGGGCTGGCCGGTGCATCGGCAAACCGGCGCATGGTCACTTCCTGGCCGGCAATGCTGAAGGGCCCGCTGTCCAGCATGCGGCCGGTGATCTGGAAAATCCGCACGCGCTCGCCCACCACGGTGCCGTCGGGCAGGCGCGGCGCCAGCGGCATGGTGCGCACCACCGGCAACCAGGCCAGGCCGGCTTCGATCCTGCTGGTGGCCGGGTTGGCCAGCGTGATGCCGCCGGCGGTCACGGTGGCGTCGGCCTGGTTGGCGCCGTCGGCGATCACGGCCACCGCCTGGCCCTCCAGGTGCGCCATGCCGTTCAGGTCGGTGGAAGGCAGGCCGGCGGTGCGCACCGCGGCGGCGTCCAGCAGGCAGGCGTCATCCCACAATTCCACGCGCACGGTGCCGCTGCGCTCCACGGCGAAGTACACTTCGCCGTTCTCCAGCGCCGCGGCGCGGCGGAATTTGCCCGCCGTGGTCCAGCGGCTGAAGGCCAGCACCTCCTGGCTGCGCAGCGTGGTCATGGCGGTCATGTCGCCGTCGGCGTCCACGATCAGCACATGGTCGGCGTCGTCCCTGGAAGATCCCTTGCGCGCGGTCATGTCGACGGGCGCGCGGAACAGGTGCGGCGATAGCAGGCTCAGAATGTCGCTGCGATACGCGCCCTCGGTGTCCAGGAAGATGAATTCGCGCAGCGCGCGGCCCAGGCGCTGCACGAACAGCTGCGCGCCGTCGACCTCCACCACCGGCACGCCGGCCTGCAGGCCGCGGCGGGTCTGTTCCTCGATCGCGTCGACGGTCTTGGGCGTGATCGGCGTGGCGCCCACATAGGCGTGCTCGGCGCCGCTGGTGAAGAACAGCAGCGTGCGCGCGCTGCGAATGGCCAGAATGGCGTTGATCTGGTCGCCGCCCAGGGTGCCATACAGGCCTTCATCGTCCAGCGTGGTGCCGCGGTCGAAGTCGAAAAACTGCCCCACTTTGCTGCCAATCCACGAAGCCGGCCGCCCGCGGAAGCCGCCCAGGAACAGCCGGCCCTGATGGAAGCTCACCGCGGCCGCCCAGCCGCGCGCGGTGGAGATCACCGGCTCCAGCAGTTTCCAGTCGCTGAAGGCGCTGGTGTTGGTGAAGTCGTCCAACACCTGCACCGAAACCAGCGTGGCGCTGGTGAACGCGGTGATGCGCGCGCGGCCGCTGTTGCCGGTGATCTCATAGCCCACCATGGCGGCGGTGAAGGTGGCCAGGCTGGCGGTGATGGTGGTGGCGCCGGTCACGGCCGCGGCCGTGAAGGTGCCGGCCGGCGTGATCGCGCCGTAATCGTGGCCTGGCAGGTTCAGCAGCGCCGGCGCGGTCAGCGTCCAGGTGGCGTCGGTGGCGCCGCGCAGCAGGCGCTGCAGGGGCCAGTTCTGGTGCGCCACCAGCAGCGTGTCGGCCGACTGTGCCCAGGTGATCGTCGCCAGCTCGGCCGCCTGCCAGGGCGCGCCGGTCACGGTGGCCACCAGGCTGTTGTCGCGGTAGATGCGCGCCTGGCCCTGGGTCAGCACCACCAGGTAGGCCTGGGCGGTGTTGAAGGCGAAGGCCACGAAGCGCACGCCGGCCAGGCCGTCGGCCAGGGTGTCGATGTGGCGCAGGCCCGGGCGGCGCCGGAAGCCGCCCTGCGGCACGACCAGCACGTTCTCCATGCGCTCGGCGCCGCTGTAGTAGCGGCTCACGTCCTCGCGCGCGGCCAGGCGCGGGTCCAGCTCGCCGGCTGTGAAGCTGGCCTGAAGGGTGCGGACAATGGGCATTAGGCGCGGTGCGTGCCGAAGCGCGCGTCATGCAGCTGGAAGTCGGTGAAGACCTGCGCGGGCTTCTGCTGCGCGTCCAGCGTGCGGGCGATGCGCATTTGCCCGCCATTGCCGGCTTCCTGGGGGGTGCCGAAGGCGCGGCGCGCGTACAGCTCGGCCACGGTGGCCTGCTCGGTCACCGGCACGGCGAATTCGGCGGCCAGGGCATACTTCAGCACCGGCAGGAAGTGCGGCGGAAAGGCTTCCTCGGGCGCGTCGCGCTGATAATCGGCATACAGCGCCTGGTGGTTGGTGAAGGCGCGGCCGTCGAACAGCTGCCAGTCGGTGGTCGGGGCGGCGTTCAGCGCCGGCGTGTCGAACAGCGCGCGCAGGTTCAGCAGGTCGGCCGGCAGGGCGTAGGCGTAGCGCCAGCCGGCCAGCGGCGTGGCGGTCAGCTGCACCAGGCGCGCCTTGGTCAGGGTGAAGTTCCACGGATACTGCACCAGCAGCTGGTCGCGCACGGTGGGGTAGAGCGTGGCGCAAATGGTTGCCAGGTCGGTGCCGTCATCGAACGAGTTGATGGCGCCGCTGCCGATCAGCAGCAGCGCCTGGTTGCAGTAGCTGACGGGCAGGCTCATGGCATGGCGCCTTCCTCGGCCGGCCGGCCTAGGCGCCCTGCCCGGCCGTGATGAACAGCGTGTTGCCGGTGGCGCCGGCGATCGCCGCCAGGTGCGTGATGCCGGTGGTGCGCGCGAACACTTCGCTGCTGTTGGGCGCGATCGACATGTTGCCGGCCGCGCCGCCGGCCACGGGAATGGCGGCCGTCACGGCGGCGGCGCCCAGCGCCACCACCACCTCGTTGGTGCCCACGTTGCGCACCCGAATGCTGCCGCCGCTGGGGTCGGAAACCGCGGGCAGGGCAATGGCTGCGGTGGTGGCCAGCACGGCCAGCGCCACGGTGCTGGCGCCAGCGTCGGGCAGGAAGGGGTGGCGAACGTGCATGGTGTGCTGCTCCAGCAGGATGGCCCCGGCGATCGCTCGCCGGGGCCGGGCAGGCTCAGTCGGTGTCGGTCACGGTCAGCGCCAGCTGGTCGGTCACGTCGATGCCGACCGCGCCAGCCGCCGGCTTGTCCTTCACCACCACGAAACTGGCCGTGGACAACGTTTCGTTGGACAGGCCCAGGTTGGTGACGACCACGACATAGATCAGGTCGCCGATCTGCAGCAGGTTGCGGATGGCGTTGAAATAGCCGACCACGCGCACGGCGGTGATCGCGTCGTTGGTCTTGTAGGTGTGGATCGCGGGCGCGCCGCCCAGGCCGGGCTTGGACCCGCCGGCCGCCGCGGGCTGGAAGTTGGCTACAACGAGAGGCATGGGGAAAGCTCCTTGTCAGGCCGCGCCAGCAGCTGGTCGCGCGCCCGGTTGATGGGGCGGGCGATCAGGCGGCTTCGGTGGTCTGCAGCTCGACAATGCCCAGCGGGTCGATGCCGACCGCGCCGGCGCTGAACAGGCCGTTGGCCAGCCAGCTGGTTTTCTCGTTGATGTACGCCACCTCGGTGCGGAACTCGATGCCGATGGCCAGGCCCACGGCCGCCATATCCCAGCTGTAGCTGGTGCGCACGTTGCCCGCCTTGGGCAGGCCGCCTTCGTCGCGGTCCTCGATCATCACGAACTTGAAGCCCAGGAAGGTGCTCAGCTCGCCGTTCACCAGCGTGCGCACGGCGTTGAAGTCGGCGCTGGTGGCCTCGGTCAGGCCCAGCAGCGCCTCCAGCCCCTGCGCGGAATGCAGGAAACAGCGGGCGTTCATGGGCACGGCGCGGCTGTCGTGAATGCGCTTCACGCGGCGCAGCTTGGCCATGGTCAGGTCGGTGGCGCCGGTCAACACGGTGTCGGTCACGGTGCCGCCGGCCACGTCGGCCGCGTCCAAAATCAGCTGGTCCTCGCGCCGGCCGATCGCCGCGGCGATGTTGGCGGCCACCACCGGGCGTTCGTCGACGTTGGTTTTCTGCTGGTCGAACACGTCGGTGTATTCGGCGGCGTTCCAGTCGGAAAGCACCGCGTCGGCGTTGCCGTAGGTGGTGCCCATCGGGATCACGTTGGTCTGCGGCACGCGCACGGTGGCCTGGCCGCGGCTGTAGCGGCGGAACCGGGCGGTGTTGCCGACCACGTTGGTCTTGACGCGCACGTGGGGGCGCAGCAGGCCTGCCTTCTGGTAGGCGGCCTTCACCTGGGCGTCGAATTCGATTTGCTGAATAGCGGAAAGACCGACGGACATTGCCGTACTCCTCGGGAAGCGATTGGCCTTCTCGGCGGCCAGCCGTTTCGCGCGGATAGGGCCAAGGCGTTGGGGGTCCCCCCGGCGCATGCGCGCCTGCCGGTGGATGCAGCCCCGTCCAAGGGTCCGGTCACTTGGGGCGAAGCCGCGGCGCCCCCGCCGCCCAGGTGCAGCCACCTGGTGCCGCAATTGCTGTCAAATCGGGGCGCGCCGCGTCAATCGCAAATCCGGGGAAGTGTGAACGGGTTGGCGTTTCCCGTTCACCCCACCCGGCCGCCAGGCCCTGGCACCACCAGGCGGCCGGCCTTCTCCAGCTGCTGCAGCACGCCGCGGGCGCGCGCCTTCATGGCCTCGTCGTTCTTGGCGTGGCCCTCGGTCAGCAGCCGCTCGGCCTCGGCCTGGCTCATGGCGCCGTCGCTCACGGCGTCCAGCGGAATGGGCGGGCCGCCGACCATTTCGCGCAGCTTCACCAGCGCGCGCACCCCGTTGGCGGTGCTGACCGCGCGCAGGTCGGCCAGCTCGTCCGCGGTCAGCGTGCCGCGCGCCACCAGGCCGTTCAGCCAGGTGCCCACGCTGGCCACCACCGCCTGCCCGTTCGGGCCCAGCTTGGTGATTTCCTGCTGATACGCGGCTTCGGTCGCGGCCGGGTCAGGCGCGGCCGGCTTGGCGTTCTTCAGGGCCTCTGACGCGATCTTCAGGAAGGGTGCCGCGATCGCCTCCAGGTCGCCCTGGGGAATGCCGCGCGCGTGCGCCGCTTCGCGCACGCCCTTCCACAACGGATCATCGGCCGGCACCAGCGCGGGGTCCACGCCCTCCACCACCGGCAGGGTGTAGCCGTCGGCGCTGGCGGGCGGCTTGTGCTCGCCGCGCGCAATGCGCGTGCGCAGGTCGCGCTGGCTGCGCGCCAGCTCGGCCACGCGCACCACGCCCTTTTCGGCGTCCCAGAATTCTTCGGCCACGTCGGGGGGGCGCTGCGGCTTGCCGTCGTCCGGCTTGGGCGCCTGCGTGGCGGGGTGCGCGTTGGCGTTCTGCGGCGCCGTGGCGTCGGCGCCGGCGCCGGCGGCCTCGAAGATGTTGGCGGGCGGTGGGGCGGTGGTGGGG